AGATAAGACATTAAATTATAATGAAGTAACTGTATCAAGTTTGGAGGATTTCTTCGGATGAAATATGCAAGTATAGTACCACTTATTGGTGGTTCAACAATCGCAATGCAAAATGTATTTGGTAAAAGACCTGAATATATGTTAACATATGATGGGTTTCAAGCAAATGAAGAACATTTAATAAACTATTATAATAACGAAGTACCTTATATAAATTTATCGAATACACCTAATCCAGTACTCGAATCAGTTGATGTTGTAAATACTGTATGTCCTTGTGCTGGATTAAGTTCATTGTCAACCTCAGCAAGTTCAACGAACGAAGCAAATGATTGGATGATTACTTCTGCAGAATATGTATTAGATGAAATAAAGCCTAGAGTATTCTGGGGTGAGAATGCACCAAGACTTGCATCAAAGATGGGTGAACCTATAGTAGAAAAGTTAAAAGAAATAGGCAAGAGAAATGGTTACACTTTCTCCTTATTGCAAACAAAATCAATCCTTCATGGGTTAAGTCAAACAAGAGATAGGTCATTTTATTTCTTTTGGAAAGATGATCGTGTACCATTATTTGACTACATGCATGCAGCGCCTGGGAATATCGCAGAAGATATACGCTCAGTAGAATATAATAAAGATGACCCTATGTCTATATTGACAAACGATAAAGTTCCATCAGAGAATCCATATTATCGTTATGTACTTGAAGTAATACATGGTGGAATAACACATAAAGAATTTTCTGCTTCACTTGAAAAGACAGCAAACATTATGGATTATATCGAAGAGCATACAACATATAAAGAAGTTGAACCTTGGATGAGAGAACATGGATTTGAAAGAGAAGCGAATAGATGTTTAACTATGTATGAAAAGCTTAAAGCAGGTGGTAATATCATGAGAAAAAATGTTGAAGTACCATGTGATAAGATAGGTGCATTTGTTGGACACTTACCTACAATGTTAACACACCCAGATGAAGATCGATATCTCACAGTCAGAGAAGCATTATATATAATGAGAATGCCAAATGACTTTGAGTTATTAAATCCCAAAAGAACTATAAATCATATATGTCAAAACGTTCCAGTTAAAACCGCAGAGTTTGTATCAGAACAAGTTTTGAATTATCTTAATGGCAAATGTGATATGATTGAAACATCATTCCTGACTCAGGACAATCGAAAAAAAGCCGTTAAATATGAAAAAAGTAGTTTACAATTAGACCAATTTATGGTATAATAGATTATATGTTTTTAAAAAGGAGTGACTATGCCGTCAGTAGATTTAAGACCTCGTAAGAGGCACCCAAAAGATAAAAGACCATCTAAGCCTATGCCTTTCGATATAGCTTTAAGAAAGTTTAGAAAGCAATGTGAAAAGGCTGGGATAGTTCAAGAAGTTCGTAAAAGAGAATTTTATGAAAAGCCTACAGCTAAAAGAAAAAGAAAAAAAGCTGAGGCTCGCAGTCGCCAACTCAAACAAATGAGATTGGAAAATCAATTAAACAGCCCTCGTGGCAGGAGAAGTAGATAATGGATATTAAACAATTGGTTGAAACATTTTGTCGTATGACTCAAACAGATATGACAAAATTTGCAGAAGTTGCAGTAGAAAATGGTATTGGAACAAATATCGAATTTGCATTACATACTGCTCAAATAGAAAATTTTAATTCTGAGGAGGATGAATAATGTCTATAATGGATAAACTTAAAAAGAATAGTAAAATCAAAAGTACTGATATACTTGCTGATTCTCCGCTATTCGCCGAAAAGGATATGATTGCTACAGATGTACCTATGGTTAATGTAGCGTTATCAGGAGATATGGATGGAGGGCTATCATCAGGACTTACTGTATTGGCTGGTCCATCAAAACATTTTAAGACAAGTTTTGCATTACTTATGGGTGCAGCTTATCTTAACAAATATGAAGATGCTGTAATGTTATTTTATGATTCAGAATTTGGTTCACCTCAAAAATACTTTGAATCATTTGGTATCGATACGCAAAGAGTATTACATACACCTATTACAGATGTTGAACAATTAAAGTTTGATTTAGTTGGTCAATTAGAAAATATCGAAAGAGGAGATAAGGTAGTTATAGTTATAGATTCAATCGGTAACCTAGCATCTAAGAAAGAATTAGAAGATGCACTCAATGAAAAGTCAGTGGCTGATATGTCAAGAGCCAAAGCGTTAAAGGGATTGTTCCGAATGGTCACTCCTTATCTTACGATGAAGAACATCCCTTTACTCGCTGTTAATCATACTTATCAAGAGATTGGATTGTTTCCTAAGTCAGTTGTTTCAGGTGGTACAGGTATTTACTACTCAGCTGATAACATTTGGATTATTGGAAGACAACAGCAGAAAAAAGGTACTGAAGTTCAAGGATATAACTTTGTCATTAATGTAGAAAAGTCAAGGTTTGTAAAAGAAAAATCTAAGATTCCAGTGTCAGTTACATGGGAAGGTGGTATTGCAACTTATGGTGGATTACTTGAAGTTGCACTTGCTGGTGGATATGTAACTAAACCAAATGTTGGTTGGTACGCCAGGGTCGATAGAGAAACGGGTGAAATAGAAGATACTAAAGTAAGAGAAAAAGATACACTTACTAAAAAGTTCTGGGACCCAATCTTTAAAAATACAGACTTTAAAGAATTTATCAAAACGTATTACTCTATTGGTCATAAACCATTATTGGAAATTGACCTTGACTTAGAGGAAGAATAATGATCGAAATTACAGAAGCTGACTACGCATTTGTAGATAATCCTCAATCACCAATACAAGGTGTGAAGTTCAAGACTGGTACATATAAAGATGTAATCGTAATGTATGGTACAGTTTCTGTAAAAGAAGATATTGAAATGGATACTGCAAGGTTAGGATTTACTTTTCAAATCGCTGACCCTGCAGAACATACAATTGATGAACTTGAAGAGGATGAATACTTCAAGAACTATATGGGCGATGTGTTAAGACACATCATTATAAATAATTTGGATAACGATAAAGCAAGGATAGGAAATATTGAATCAGGACAATCAATTACAAACACACATACTGAATCATCTTCTTAATAACGAAGAATATTGTAGAAGAGTAATTCCTTATATTAAAAAGGAATATTTTGAAGGTTCACATAGAACTGTATTTGATCTTATTGTTTCTTTTGTTCATTCACATAATAAATTACCTACAGCAAATGTACTTGATTTAGAATTAAAAAAGGTAAGTGCACATGAAGAAGTACTTAACCAAGCATCAAGACTGATTGAACAAATACAAGAAAAAACAGATGTCGATACAGATTATTTAATTAAAGAATCAGAAAAATGGTGTAGAGATCGTGCAGTCTATAACGCCATTATGGAATCAATTCAAATCATTGATAAAAAAGATACTAAAAGAAGTGAAGGTGCTATACCTGAAATATTATCAGATGCATTAGGTGTATCATTTGACCAAGCAATCGGTCATGATTACATTGATAATTCATCTGAAAGGTTTGATTTTTATAATCTTAAAGAAGATAGAATCCCATTTGATTTGGATTACTTCAATAAAATAACAAAGGGTGGTTTACCAAATAAAACATTGAATATCGCTCTTGCTGGAACTGGTGTAGGTAAGTCTTTGTTTATGTGTCATTGCGCCGCATCGGTTCTCGAGCAAGGTAAGAATGTTTTATATATCACAATGGAAATGGCAGAAGAAAGAATAGCTGAAAGAATTGATGCTAATCTTATGAACCTTCCAATTGAAAGACTTGCATCTTTACCTAAAAAAGTCTTTGATGATAAGATTGGAAAGATAGCAAAGGGTGCAATTGGTAAACTTATTGTAAAAGAATATCCTACAGGATCAGCACATACTGGTCACTTTAGGGCATTACTTAATGAACTCAAACTGAAGAAAACCTTTAAACCTGACATTATATATGTAGATTATTTAAATATTTGTGCCTCAAGTCGTATGAGAGGTATGGGTGGAAGTATAAATAGTTATACATATATAAAAGCCATTGCGGAAGAACTTCGTGGATTGGCTGTGGAATTCAATGTACCGATAGTTTCGGCAACACAGACTACAAGGTCTGGGTATTCAAATACCGATGTTGGACTTGAGGATACATCTGAATCGTTTGGTTTACCAGCAACGGCTGACTTAATGTTTGCTCTTATTTCAACAGAGGAACTTGAAGAGTTGGGTCAATTGTTGGTGAAGCAATTAAAGAATAGGTATAACGATCCTACCAAGTATAGACGTTTTGTAGTTGGTGTTGATCGTTCCCGCATGAAACTATATGATGTGGAAGAGTCGGCTCAGTCAGATATTATGTCTGATATGACACCCGACAAACCTATAAATAAGTTCGGTGAAAGAGAGCAACATGACTCTTTTGCCGATTTCAAAGTATAAAAAGGAGACTTTATGGAACTACTAAATAAAGCAAAAGAATGGGTCGTAGCAAGATGGGCAGAAAGAACATCTTGGGATGGCGGTGTGATTATAGGATTATCCCTTGGATATATTCTATTAGGTGGACTAATTGATTGGTTAGCCTGGGTAGCACTTGCTTACGGTGTCTACACTTTTGTTAAGTCAGAAGTTGCTTAATATAAGCGCT